TGTACGTAGCCTGTGTTAGCGTTTCCACTACCTCCACAGGCGCAAAAGCCTTGGCTCATATTTTTGTTGTTTAATCACACTTACAAAATCTTAAAGGGGCAACCCATTCAATAGCGTCTAGCCTTTCATTAAAGGTCTTTTTAGACGTCTTCTTTCCTTTGTTGCCCACACTTACCAACGTTCCCCACTTTGGTACGTTGTTCACTCTTACTGATGCTGTAAGAGACAGACACCCCTCGTTTTCCCACTGTTCAAAAATATAGTCCGTAAGGTTTTCAAGCGGCTTCATAATCTCAGTCCAATGTTCATCCCTTGTGAAATCATCACTATAATAATCAGCAAAGGCTAGCCTAATATTTCCAGTAAATGAAAGGTCTGAATTTATTGGCCTCTCTCCGTTTATAGGCTCATTTAAATAAACCATAGGACACTTATCATTAGGGTTCAAGCATGCAATTTCATTGCCTGTACTTACTAATGTTCCGCAGAAAAAGAAAGGGTTAGGAACTGTATAAACAGATGCTTCTAGCACTACCCCTGAAACCGTAACCGTATTATTAACATAATCAACACTTAAAACAGTGTATTCTGTATTATCAATTAATACTGATCTTTGGAACGGCTCGGGTATAGCTCTTGCGTTAAAAACATTTTGCACAGTTATAGTTGTGTTAGTACCATCATTAGAAATCTCCAGCACTCGACTAGATAAGTCCATGTTTTCAATAAACTCCTTAATCCTATCTTTTACAAGTGTACTCATTATGCTACTATGTATTCTAAACAGCTTTTAACAACACTTTCAAAAGGACTGTAAATGTATTTACCACTAAACAACAAGCCCTCTTCCCCATTAACTTCAAAACTAGCATTATCAACCAGGTTAGATACTGTGTAATCTACACTACCAATACTTACCTTATCACCTTCCTCTAAATAAATAGTATTATCTGAAAATATAGTATAATTGCCAGAGCCATTATCAGTAAAGCTATCAATGTTTCCTTTGAACTCTTGGTAATTATCTATAAAAGGGTATAACTCGCAATTTATTTCAGATATACCATTATTGTAAGTATCTGACACCAATAACCCATTTTCATGCATTGTAAACCTTGTACTTACTTCCTCATCACCTCTTACATTTCCTACCTGTGTCGTATCGAAATCATCCCTTACAAACTCAAAGTACAAATACCTTAACACAGACCAAGTTAACCCTTTTGTTTTTCTTCTATTACCTGATGCTATATTATCATAATACACACCATCAAAAAGGTCTACCCATTTCTGCGTTAAAGTAGTTGTATCAATTATTTCTGCCGCCTCAGCCCCTAATACATCTATAACAAAAGGCAAATACACCTGATTAATATAATCAGGCAATTGCGTGTATACCTGAGGATTGATTCTAATCTTTCCTCTAAAGTCTGTTATTTGTATTACAGGTAAGGCCATTTAAATTTTACTTTTCGTTTGCTACTTTCTTGGTATCAATTCGCTCCTTGTTTTCATTAAGGATTGCTACATATCCCGCTTTATGCAGTGCGCCAGCATTGCTATAATGAAGCTTTACACGCTTGCCTTTTTTGAATTGAGGGTTGCCTTTTAATTCCTCTAAAGGCTTTCCGCCTTTCATGTAAGGTACGTCTTTGAGTACATCACAAAGCACGGCCCCTGTTTTAAATTCGTTATTCTTTGCCATATCTTAGTATTAAGAGGCTAACACTGTAAGAGCGGCAGCAATGTCTGTTACCTGTCTCCATCCTGTTTGTTCCTCGGTTTTAATCAATAAGTTCTTTCTTGTTTCTACCAGCACTCTAGTAATGCCTTCAATAGCATCATCACCCGCATACAACCCAGTTTTAACGCGGATCATGCCATCCTCTGGAATGTGTGCATAGCGCCTGTCGCCAATGATCATAGTGTTTGCTGCAAGACTATTGTTCTCCACTACAATAAACCCTTTCTGTTCAGCCATCATTTGCAGATTCATGTAATTGTTGTTATCATCTTTCTTTAAAAGATAGTTGATAGAAACAATATCTGAACTATTCATAAGTACCAAGTCAGGCTTGTATTTAGAACCTTCTGTTGACGTTATGTCTTCTAAAACTTTACACATTAAATCGAATATATTAGCATCAACAATTCCAGAAGCTACAGGCACATAAGCGGGTATTGAATCCAAAATACCGCTATAGTTCTCATTAGTACCATCTCCGTTTATAATCTGATCGTCAACTTGGATATCTACGCTTTGACGTAAAAAGAAGACCAACTCATTCATTAAGTCAGCGAAATCGTACTCAAACTCATCAGAATAAGGGAGATGATCGCTTGTCTTTTTTAGGTCAATAGAACGCTTTACCCATGCTATGGTTGATTCAGGAGAAGCAGCTCCCTCGGCAATTTGTGCAGCAGCCCTTACTGAAGACGCGCTGTCTTGCTCTAAATAACGATATGTACCACCTTGATTTTGGCCTACTTTCGGCTTGTCTGGAATAGCTTCATAAGCGGTTAACCTTCTGTGTGCTAGCCTTGTTACAGTAGGGTCTTCTACTCCCCTAGTAAAGTTAGCCACTGACGTAGTTAAGGTATCTCCTTTTGAGGCGATTGCTCCTAATGCATGTTTTACATGAATCTTAAATTCTGCCTTGTCACCGTTTTTAACGGCTTCATTCATGTCTTTTAAGAAACGTTTAGCAATATCAACAGATTTTTGGTACTTAGGGTCGATTCCGCTTTTACTTGAACCAATTATTTGCTCAGTAAGCCCTGTTGCAAGTTTATAGTTCAACTCGGAGTACCTTTTTTCAAAGTCTTGAATTGTACTTAAAAGATCACCAATTTCCCCTTTAAGTTCAGCGTTAGCTTCTGTTGATTTTTTTGCACTCTCTTGTGCTTTTTTTAACTCCGTATCAAGGCTATCCAAATATAGAGCGTGTAGTTCTTGTGATTGCTCGTTATCTAGTTCCTCAAATACTAGTCCCTTGAATGAGCCTTTTTCCTGAAGACTCTCAAAGAATACTTTAAATTTGTTCATTCCGAATCAATTTACTGTAAAAATTATTATTCTTAATCGGCTCTTTGATTTGAGTGCTAGTTAGCGGCTCACCTTGGAGTGATTTATTAGTGAATGCAGGCGTAAAGATATTTGATGCCATAACAACGGCAGACCCCTCACGGGCCTTCTGTTCTTGCACACCCCAGAAATACCCTACCTCTTCGACTGCTTCTTTATTTACTACTTGTTCTATATATGTATTATAGCTTTTGTACTCTTCAGGGAACTCTGTATCATTAATACAAAGTACTATCTTGACATATTCAAGCCCCATGCTATGCTGGTTTATCGTTCCATCTTGGTATTTTCTTAGGTCTAATTCGTTATAAGGGGAGATTTTAAACCCAATAACCTCCCTAGTTCCCGACATATCATACCCTAAAGCTTTAATGGGCAACTCAGTGATTATAGACGCATTATTTTTAGCAAATAAATTATCAACTAAATAATTGTGGTCTTTAACAATGCTTATCATTGTCCCTTTGTCTTTCACTGTTTTTGTCCATGACCCTTTTAAGCTTACATCTTCGTGACCATCAAAGAAACCTACGCTATTACCCACTATAAAGACCTCACCATCCTTTAACCCCAAAGATTCTATATTGTCAAACTGAGGAGTAATAATATTATCACCGCTAGCTTTTACAATATTTTCGTCAATCTTTAAAGTGTAGTTGTTTTTAGGCGTGTTTTTCTTCTCAGCTAACAAGGCTTCTTTATTTGCCTTTATTAGTCTTAAAGCTTCCTTCTTATTGCCCTTTAGCTTACGTAAGTCTTTTAATACACTCATTTCTTAACGGTTTCTTCTTTACTTTCTTTTATGCGCTTATTTGCCACATCTTCGCCCTCTTCAAGCCTCTTTTTAAGGGCTTTCAATTTGTCTTTGTAATCTTGCATATTTCCTTCAATCTTTAATGGCGGTTGTGTTGCGCTGTTATTCTCCTTGAACATCTATCACCACTACTGTAACTAACTCCCTTGCTTCATCTTCACTAAATCCCCCAGCCGTTACAAGTGTATTTACACCCGCCTCTGTTGTCATCTCACCATCTGACACCGCTTTATTAACCTTAAGAACCATGTCTATTTTTTTGCCCTGGTCATCTGTTTTCTCGGTGTTTATTGAATTCATCTCAGGGATGCTCTCAACTTTGTATCCTACCTTAACCGTATTAACATTGTAGTTATCAACTATAAGCCACTTATTAAATTCTTTTAGAAAGAAATCATAAACAGGAAGTATGGCGTTAGCAAATGCGTTTTTATGGGCCGCAGCCATATTATTGTCTGTTGTGCTGCGTGTGTCGTTTAATAGTTGAACGGGGTAATTGTAAGCTGCTGCAATAGTTCCTCTATGTGAATCTTTACTTTCATGTGCTTGTAGCTCTTTGAACGATTTTGTTAAATCGATATAGCCTACTTTTTGCGGATAATAAGTATACCTGCCTACTCTGCTAATATCGTTAACATCTCTATCCACTTGCCCTTGGAAAGACCTACGCTCTTTTGGGGTCATTGGCCTAGCTCCATCTGAGTAAATTATCCCGTTTGCCCCTTTCCGTTCATGTATAAACTGTTCGTTAGAGTTTACTGCGTTATTAGCCTTCCATATATTCACTAAACTTTGCATTGCTGAATGTCCTTCAAACTGATCGTATGTCAAGTTAGGTAGAGACATCTGCATAACATCTTTTGCAGGTGGCATAAACGAAAGCCCGTAATAGTTTATATTATAGTAAACCAACTTTGCAAACCCGTTATCATTTGGTTGTACATTTTGTGTTAATGGGGCGATTAAATCAGTGTACCTTA